CCGGGGGTTACTCCTATCACATCATCGCGCTGGTCGCATAGTGAAAGGAGCCACTCCTTCGAAGACCATCTCCGGAGTGGGGCAGGCGCTACCTGTCCTTCGCCGTCTCGAGAAAGAGACGTAGATCGCTAGTCCACTAGGGTAGTGCTAGCACTTCAGTTCTCCCGTACCAAGCTCACGCTTAGCAGGTACCTTTTGGGTTCATACCCTCCGCACCACGGCGGTGGACGAAACACAGCCCATCCGGTTTAGAGAATACACAGGCCGAAGCGTGTATCATCTCCTCAAAACCGAACCGGACCTTGTCATCCGGCCGCCTTACAGCGGCGCAAGATGAGAAGTTGGTTCAAACGACCAACTAGGTATGACAACCTTGTGTAACACCGTAGCACCCCCTTAGTGCCGGAATACATCCGGTGGTGCCCAAAAACGGTAAGTGTGGTCATAGGCAAGCAGCTCACCTCCGAGGGCCATCCCCGAGGAGATAATCCTGCCTTCACAGTCACCGAGTTGGACCTCACCGAAATACTTCGGGCACAGGACCGGCTCTGATTGTTCACGCGGACGCGAGTCATCGCAGTCCACGGCGGGAAGAGCCGCCCGAGAAGTATGTGTCACGTACTTCTCGGGCAACCACACTCGCTTCCGACATACTCCCATCTTTCTCAGATCTTCATCGTAGATCTTGGGGCGGAGATACCGGCGGGCATCTGAGATTGACATTCCCAGAAGCTTCGCCCGTTTCTTGATGGACATCCTAAAGGTATTTGAACCCCAATAGGCCGTCCCATCTCGAACCCTTTCAACCCACTCCGAATCCTCCTCAGATGGGAGTACACCGCGGAGGGACCAGGCACATTCAACAAACAATGGACCTGCTCGTCTCATGACCCTCCGCATTCCTGGCGTTACTCGCTCCACTAGGCGAAGCTCCCAGCCCGAGGGCTTCCTATCCTGATCCAGACGGGTTGGTCTGGAAGGCAAGGGCCTCTCGGCCCCTTTCGGAAGTGAGAGATAAAAACACTCTCGATCCCACAGTCCGGAAGCGATAAGCTCCCCCCTAGTGACGGGTAACCCTAACCCTCTCGTGCAAGACCTCCTGGTCATGACCACGTACTTGGCGTTCCACTTGAGGAACTCCGTACGCAAGGCCGAACGACGTTCACCAAAGAACCCAGGACAGAAGGACCTAAATCGTCCTGTCAATGAGTCCATCCCCTCACGGGGCCCCCCTTGGATCCGGTATCCAAAGGCGGTGGATCGTACCATCGGTACAAGCCATGGCTTCCTATCTTGACCCGACTTGAACAACATCGAGTTAAGAGAGAAATACCGATCATCGATCATGGTCTTACCCACCGAGAGGGTTAGACCGGAACCCTTTACTCTTTCCATCCAACGATTCGCTTCCTGAGGGGTTCCCCTGAAAACGATATCGTCCCCGTTCACCCTAACCGGGCCTTTGCACCCTGAATAATACTTGAAAGCCAAGTAATTCACGATGCAGAGGAGAGGGAAAGAGAGTAAGTTCCCCATCAACTGTCCCCGTTCCTGAGTCCGCCTTTCGACGGACCCGCCAGGTAACTTGACCTCCAACACGCTCCGGAGCATGGAGGGGGCCGATTCAAGTATCCCTTTCGGGACCACAGTGCAGTTCCTCAAGATCCCCGAGAGGATCTCTCGTTGGACGTGTCCGTTCAAGTTATCGGTGGCAGACTCATAGTCCCCACTAACGAACACTTCCCCCCGTACTCTGGTAAATTCCTTGAATCTCCCTGGCGTGGCCTCACCCCTGAGTAACCACGGGAAACGGGAAAGACGGTTGTACATGGCTGTATGGAGTGGTCTGAAGAGATTGGCATTTACATCGGAGACACTAACGACCCGATGTTTACCACCAGTCTCAACGGAGACGACCCTCGAAGCCTGGAGCTCGATGGGCGCCTCCCTCGACAGAACCTCAGTCACATAATCGGCGTGAGCGTTCCATCGGTTCTTCAAACCATACAACCGTGCACCACCGTCGGACATCCCCATCTGCAGACAACTCTTGACGGGGAGAACTGCGTTCTCCGCCGCTCGTGGATAGTATCTCTCATCCCACCCCCTAGGGAACAGGCGTGGTACGTTGCGCCGAACGTAGTCCAGGAACCCTGGGTCGGGTTCCGGGGACGGATGAGACATACGATCCGCGTATGCAAGCAGATCGGGAGCCGATGATGGGAGCACCTTCCGGTACAAGAATAATGACATGGCGATGCTCATACGGGTGTCCTTCCCGTATCGCATCGTCGGTCCATGCCAAAGGTGTTTCCTATCTCCTTCAAGAAGTCCACCGCAGAACTTCTTGACGGAGCGCAAGCGCTCCTCATCTGTACCCCCCTCAATCCTTAGGATCGGTAGATCGAGTCCGAAGACTCTACCTACCATACCACAGAAGGATCGAAAGTTGACCAGATGAGGACAACCCACCGTGAACAACGGTATCGTTTTACGTTCACGGACCCGGGTGGTCATACTTTGTGTATGATCAGACAACAAGG